GCTCACCGCTTCTTTAGGGCCGGCGGTCATCACCTTCAAATCATAGCCACCGGACAAAATCCCCGGCGTGCCCGTGATGATCACCACCGCCCGATCTTTCTCGGCCTGATCCAGCGCTTCATTAAACGCACTGACCACTGCCGGCGAAATGGCATTCACCTTGCCGTTGCTCAGGGTCAGGGTCGCGATACCGTCTTCGAGGTGGTAGGCAATCAGATCATTCATACGGATATCCTTTTGTTGTTTATTTGTCCAACCCATTGATTTTAATGGGTTATGTTTGAATGTTTGTGTTGGGAATCGTCGCGAGGCGATTGCACAGTGTCCACAAAGTGTCCACGAGCCTCGGCGAGAGGATTTAGATTCACGACTTCCGCAAGGTGACCAGGACTGAAGTGGGCATATCGTGTGGTCATTTCCAAGGACGAATGACCCAAAACCCGCTGCAGGGTCAGGATGTCTCCGCCGTTCATCATGTAGTGGCTGGCGAACGTGTGCCTCAGTACGTGTGTTGCCTGGCCTTTCGGCAGTCCGAGCTGCAGTTCTGTCGCAATCAATGAGAATGCGGTCCAGGTGGCTTTGTAGCCGGATTTGAACGGCACCTCCTGCAGCAGACGTTCTTCCAATGCAGCCGAAATTGGAACAGCTCTGTTCTTGGCGGATTTGGTTCTTACAAAGTGAATTCGCCCGTCACGAACCTGACTAATTTCTAAATTAGCAGCCTCGGCCCAGCGTGCCCCTGTCGATAGGCAGATCCGGGCAATGGTTCCAACATCTGTCGGATCCTCATCGAGCTTCGCTAGCAGCCGGGTGATCTGATCACTTGAGAGGTAGGCCATTTCACTTTGGTCAAACTTCAGGGCCCTTACTCGTGTCAGTGGGTTTCCACATGACCATTCGCCGATACGCTCAAGCTCGTTGAACACCGCACGTAGGTAGCCCAGTTCGTGATTTGCAGTGTTCGCGGAAATCGGACTGGTGGTGCCGTCCTTCTTTCCATCGCTGTCAGTACGCACCCGGCCCCACTTCCCGTTCAATCGAGCAGCGCGGTACTGGGTGTAATCGCTCGCGGTGAAGTCGCTGGCGATCGGATCGCCCATGTGCGAGGCCATCCGATCGAGATATGCACGGCAGGCCTCGCCTTTCTTCAAGTTGCGGCCATGAAGTTTGAACCAGAGATCGATCAGCTCCGACAGGCGGCGTTCGTCTCGTTTTGGTTTCTTCTCAAACTCACCGTTAGCACCGTCACCCATGATCCGGCGTTCAAAAACCATAGCCTCGTTTTTGGTTCGGAATTTCTTTCGAACACGTGGACCGTCCCTACCATCAGGGCGGCAGTCAACTAGCCATTCGCCGGCATCAAGCTTCTTAAGCGACATAGGAACTCAGCTCTCTAATTCGTCGAGCTACAGAGGGCTGATCTGCCCACATTCAGGGGCTGTGTCACCAGTCATAAACCACAGCGTGTACCGCTTGAATCGCGGGTGATTGACGATTTTAAAGATGGGAGGGGCGCCCATCTCGGAAATCCCAGCCTCGTATTTTTTGTACGTGCTGATGCTTATTTCCATCACCTGACAGAACTCACTTTGAGTTAGGTCTTCCTTGGCTCGTATCGCCTTCAGCTTCGCTGGTATTTCCACAATCCCACCCTTGACAAGTTCCATTCATGGAACCAATATGGTTCCAGAAGTGGAACCATTTCGGAAAATATACCCACGGAGAATAGCAAATGCAGATCACCATCGACACGCCATATGTGACCCCAACCGAGTTTGCACGTCGCGCCGGGCTCACAGAGCGTTCAGTTCGTCACAAAATCGACCAGGGATTATTTTTGGTCAAAGAAAAGCAGCCCGGCGAGAAGGGCACCGTTTTTATCAACATGGTGTACATGGCCATGGAGGCGATGGACCAGGCCGAGCGTGTTCGTGCCGGAAAGCAAAAGAAAAAAGCCGGTGAAGTGTAAGGAGCCGGCAAATGCAATTCGAAGACATTTATCGCCTGGAAGTCGTCAGTGCCCTGGAGCATGACCACGACCTGGACTTCAAGGACATCGGCGACAAGTACCTGCAGAAGGGCATCTGCCCAGGTTGCGGGGAGCGGACGCTGTACATCGCTCGCAAGCAGCCGTACCAACTCAAATGCAACCGCCTGAATCAATGTCAGCACGAGGAAAAGACCCGCGAGCGCTACAGCTATTTGTTCGAAAACCTCAGTGAGCGCTTCCCCCGCACAGACCTAAATCCAAACGCTACTGCCGACGCGTACCTGCAGCGCAACCGCGGTTTCGACATCAGCAAAATGAAGGGGTGGTACGAACAGGCCCGGCGGCAAATGCCGGATGGCCAGTGGGCTGACACCGTCCGCTTCCCTCTGTGCAACGGCTACTGGGAGCGGATCATTGACGCGACGATGGTTAAGGCCAACGGCGGCGATAAGGCGGGCATCAAGAAAGGCATGAGCTACCGATCGGGCGGCTGGATGCCCCCTGCTATGGCAATCGAGAGCGGCGATAACGTCTACATCGTTGAAGGGATCTTTCACGCCATCGCGTTGCACCTGGCCGGTTACAAGGTGATCGCTTCAATCTCGGCGAACAACTTTCCCTGGGACGTGATCGAGGCCAACAAGGGCAAGAAGGTGCGCTGGATCATCGCCCTGGACGATGACAAGGCCGGGCACCTGGTGATTCCCAAGTACCGTCGACAGCTGCATGCGATGGATGAACTCGCCTGGGTGGCTCTCGCCGGCACTGACCGCGATTGGGACGACGTTTACCGCGACGGCCAGTTGGACGACGCATTCATGCAGGAGGCTAGTTACCAGGGCCGACTATTCGTGGCACCCAGCCCAGCAAAAAAGGCCTTCTTGCTCCACATGAAAAGGCCTCTGAATTTCTTCCTTTTGGATTTTGGCAATCGCCTGTACACGGCGAAGGTCAATTCCGATGAGTTGAGCAAGGAGTCCAACAAAGAGACTGAACAGGACGGAGGGGCACAGCCGAAAACCAGGGAAGAACTGTTCGACAAATACTGCGATATCAAGCAGGTGGCCAACTGTGTGCCGCACTTTGAGTACATCCAAAGGGACGCGCTCAGTGGTGATCAACAGTTCTTTTTCCAATTCAACTTCCCGAACCCCGCTCAGAACTGCAAGGAGCCGTTGGCTCCCAATTCCATCGGTGATCCACGCAGCTTTTCCAAGTCGCTGCTGGAACGCACACCTGGTGGCAACTTTGAAGGCGGCGAAAAAGTGCTGGCCATGCTGCGCAGCAAATGGCTTGAAAACGCGCTTACCGTTCGCGCTCTGCCTTTCGTTGGCTACGATGCAGCGAGCAAAACTTACTGCTATCAAAAGTTCGGTTATCACAAAGGCAGGGAGTACTTGGCCAACTCTCATGGATATTTGGAGATTGGTAAAACCGGTCTGAAAACCTCTTTGAGCAGCCTGACCCTGACACGCGGCGCCGACTTCGACCCCCACTGGTTTTCTGACTTCTTCGAAGTCAACGGCATGAATGGTTTGGCCTCTCTGGCGTGGTGGACGGGCTCGCTGTTCGCGCAACAGATCCGCTCAACTCAAGAGTCATGGCTGTTCTTTGAATTGACCGGCGATGCTGGTGCCGGGAAATCCAGCTTGCTGCGTTTCTTGTGGAAGCTGTTGGGGCGAGCGAACTATGAAGGCATGAAACCCAACACCACGGGTGCTAGTGCCATCGGCCTGACACGGGCTCTATCTCAAGTCAGCAACCTACCGGTGGTATTGATCGAATCAGATAGCACGGTGGTTGATGCGCAAGGCCGCGAAACCACGAGCCAATACAACTGGGAAAACTGGAAATCACTCTTTGACCACAACGCCACGCTTCGAACGGTAGGCATCAAGTCATCGAGCAATGACACAGACAGCCTGATTTTTCTTGCAGCGCTGTGCATATCGCAGAACGCCAGGGTGGGTGGTACCGATGCCATCCTGACGCGGATTGCTCACATGCATGCCACACGTGCCGGCCATACACCCGCTCGCAAGATCGTGGCCACCCGCTTGAACGCCATCCCTGTCGAAGAACTTGCGGGTTACTTGCGCCGGTGCCTGGAGCAGGAAAGCAACTGGCTGGCGCGTTACTTTGAAGCCTTCGCAGAGTACGAGAGCAGACTACAGGCGAACTCGGCTATCCAACATCAGCGGATCGTGCTTTGCCATGCCCAGCTCATGGCCGCATCTAAGGCCACTCAGGCGCTATTCCCGGAGTGGAGCGATCAGACCATGGAGCTGTTGTACAAACACGTGGAATCCCGCGCCATCGATCGGCAGCAACTTGTCAGCAGTGAGAACGCGACGGCAGCCAGGTTCTGGCAGATCTATCACTACCTCAATGAAAAGGTGGTCACGATCAACGACCAGGACGGAGTCCGCGAGAACACCCTGGAGACGTTGAATCACAGCTCCGATCGGACCTTGATCGCTATCAATATCGAACACTTCCACAACGCCTGCCGACTCGCTGGCCAGGAAGTCATCCACGCGACTCAATTGCAACGAGCCCTGCCGCTAAGCCGTTCACATACCTTCATTGAAGTGCGCAAAGTCCGGTCGTGTATCGAGAAGCGGCCGCTCAACTGCTGGATCTTCCGCAAGGGAGGTAAAGAGTGATGAGCATTTGGGAGACCGACCTTCATATGCGAGGGTTTTTAGGGGGAATTGCTGGAATGCGTGTGTTGCCAATGAACTGCCGGAACATCCGGAACATTATTTATATCTATGAAAATATCTATAAAAAACAGATAGATAACAGAAATCTCATCATCACCGGTAACCGGAACACACTAGAACACCCTGGAACATTTCTCACTTTGCTGTTCCGGCAATGTTCCGGCTACCCAGTTTTCCGGAACATCGCTACAGGCCATGTAAATCAAGCCTTCCAGCCATTTTCCGGAAAGAGCTGTTCCGGCTTGTTCCGGCTACAGATCCACACCCTTCAACTGGGGAAAATCCAAGCTGGCCGGGGGGTACACCCATTCCCATCTTTTTTGTTCCGGATGTTCCACCTAACCAATGGGCACACACATCTTTTGACCGCGAACGCCTAACCGCCTTTCCAACCCAAAGGGAGTAACACCATGCAAGTGCAAGTAATCATCGGCAATGCTGCCCCAGGCAAAAACACCAAGCTGCAGGAGATTCAAACCGACCTGAGCATTCAGGGCATCGACGTTCCTATCATCGTTGGCGCGAGCTGCACCACCCCGTTTTTCCTTAACCAAATCGCCAACCAGGCAATAGCCGGCGCAAAGCATTTCCTTGCGGACGACTGCACCCACTTTCAAATCAAGGCGGTATTGGATTTGGCGGCGCAAGAGGAAAAATCGGGGTTGCCCCATGACCTGGTTGTCCACCTGGTGCGTCAGGCTTGAGAGGGGTAGACATGCTCATTCGCTACAGCGCCAACGCTCTACCCGGCACGCTTACCTTGTCCGTCGGCTACCTGATGCTTTGCACAAATGAAGGGTTGGCCGAACTGGCAGCGACGGCGCACTGGCAGGACCACCCGGAAGACAATCCAACCGATATCACCGTCGTGCATCTGCAGGACGTAGATGGTCGCGACTTGGGATTGTTTGAAGTGCGCTACGAATTGCGCCAGATATTCACGGCATGCCCGTTGCGGCAAGCCTGAATGAAACGGTGCCGAGGAGTTGCAGCTCCCCGACACCAACCACCACAAAGGAGTAAAACGATGAAAGCAGAACGCCCAAGCAGCAGCGAACATAAGGCTATCACACCACCAGAGCAAGGCCGTAGCGGCTTTAAGCCGCCTCGTCCCCTGCTGACCACCGCCGTAATTGGTGCCGCCCTGATTGGCTACCTGGTGCACAAAACCCCGGACGCACGTCAACGTCTGGAAAGCATGGCGGAAATGGCTCAGGCCCTTGGCGATCTGTCAGAAAGTGACGCTGCCGTGGTCGCCAATCTGTTGGCCAAACCAACTGAAAATGGGGCAGTGACATGCATGTCTTGATGGATGGGAGGGCCGTCGAACTCAGTGATGACCAGCACGATCGAGCGCGTAGGCAGTTAGATTTGCCATCGAACTTTGTGCTGATCGATGCCACGGGGTTACTGCAGCACGATACGGGCAATGGCATGGTGCAAATTCCTATGCCGCCAGGGCTTTTTGTAGCGATGTTCGAAGATCGATCTGGCCGGAGACGATATGGTGTGATTACCATTTAAAGGCGCTTGAAACAGCTGGAAACCTTTTAGGGCTGCATAGTCGGCTCACATATTTTTGAACTATTGGGCGCTTAGGCGCCCTTTTTTATTCCTGATATTCAAGCCGTCGCTGATGGTTGTTCATAACATGAAACTATAAATTCATGCACTCTGGTCCCTTCGTTGGTTCGTTTGAATTCACGCGTTACGTGGCGTAATTTGTGATGTGTCATGCATGAAATAGCAGTTTCATGTATTTAGTAATATTCGCTCTTCTGTCGATGAGCTAAGTAATTGATGATCTCCGATCAGGATGATTATAAAGCTTGAGGCCAATAAATACTGAGGTGCGCCGATGTCAACGAACTGTACAATATTTTTTTACTGTCCGTTTACAATAGCGAAAAAAACAGTTGTAGATCACTTGACGAATTAAAAAGCCAGCATCTAAACTCCGCCGCATTAAGACCTAGCAAATATGGAGTTTGCAGTTATGAGCAAAGTTTTAGCATTGAGGGAGTTTCGAGAGGAATTACAGAGTTGCCGAAATTCAGTAGCGTTTGCCTTGGAGGTTTTACCAGCCGACTCAGAATTATCTGAGTATGCGAGAGCTGGATTTGCCCAATTTAGGATTGACTGTTTTGAGCAACTGAATTCGGTAATTTCAAAAGTATGTAGTCAAACAGATTGCAAGGCGCCAAGTTGATCGAACAAATCTCGCTGTTGAGTGCGGGAAAGATCGCGGATTCGATCAAATAGCAATCGGTCTACCGCCTGCGCCGAAGGGCTAAGGGTGTGAGAAAACGTAAGGTTAGCCACCCAAGTATGACCGCATTTGGTATCACCGCATTGGCAGTAAAGTTTAGCGAATTTTTTTGATAGATCATCACGCGAAGCAATTCGCCCTTTACTGCCACATTCTGAACAATACACCCGCATTTGCTTCCCTCCCCAGGGTTCCATATCCGGTACTATTCTGCCACAAGCTGTAGTGGTTTCCTCTACTTAGAATCGCTACATCAAGTAGTTACCAGCGCTGCAGCAATTTCCCGCCACGTAAACCGCCGATCCTCCCGCAACGTCTCATTAAGCTGGTCAAACAGCTGGCAGATAGGTCGTATTTCGTTACTCGTGTACACCCGATCAATCTTTTCGATATCGCCAAAGCCTGCGCTGTTCTCGGGGATGATTCCCGCCAGTGCGGGATTCATGCGCCAGGCCGCGATCACGTCGTTACGCGTGATGTTCTTCACTTTTTCAAGCTCGTCCTTGGCCTGGAAGTCTCCGACCGGAATGATCTGGATCGCCTTTTCGCTGCCATCGGGAATGTTGACGAACATGGAGCGAAAGTTACCCACACCCTTACTGGCGCTGATCTGGGCTCGCAACTCGTCCTCGTCTTCCTCGGTCAAGTTCGGGTCGTTGGTGTAGAAGATGTACCCAGCGTGAGCCCCGTTGCTGTAGTAGCGCCTGCGGAACAGGGTCGCGGCTTCGTTGAGCAACAGAGCCTGCAGGCCGCCCAGGTAGTCGGGAACGCCGTAGATGTCCTGTTCCACGTCGTAGTTGAGGACATGTTCAATTTCGTCCTGGTCAAACTCCACCTCTTTGCCGTCCGCCTGCAGCATCACAAAACCGCCATCCACCTTCACCCTCATGTTGATTGCCGGCAGGTGTTCCATCTCCAGGATCTGACCAAACATATTGGGCTTGCGGAAGAAATACGCCTCGCCGAAAACCATAAAGTCCAGGGCGGCGCGGCTCATGGTCGCGGTGCTGCAGCCCAAGGATGGAATGAACTCACGCAACAGCAAGTTGCGTTTGAATCCGGGAATGGCGCCGTGATGAGCGTTGGCGCGCAGCAGCTTGGCCAGGCCCTGGCGGGACACCGGCGGCGTGTACAGCCGACCGTCGTGGCTGGCGAACACGCCCAGGTACTGCCCGATATTTTCGGTCAGCACTTGTTCCGGGGCTCCAAAGGAAAACGCCCGCATGGCCTGCCGATCGGGTTGTTTGGTTTGCTGTTTTCTTTTTCGCTGTGGCATGGCTACCTGATCCGCTGAGGGTGTAACGGCTGCGCCGCTGTTTGTTGGTGTTGAGAGGTTCATGGGCCAAGGCATGCATGATTGCCCAGGCGATATCGGCATGACCTGATGCATCAGTGCGTGATGCGCTGTAGGTGACTTGGCCGCCACCGGTGGTGCCGCGCTTGATCGTCAGGAATGCCTGAGCGATATCGTTCCAGCCTGCGTCCCACTCAATCCGGCTGCCTTGGATCGTGTCCTGGGCCTTAAGCACCAAGGTGTTTTTAGTTTCGAGGCTGTAGTGGATTGAGGTTGCACGCGGGTAGAAGTCGCGCACCAGGTCGAACACGCCGTACCCGATGCCGGTGGTATCGATGCCGATGTGCTGCACGTTGAAACGCTCGGTAAGTTTCTTGACCTGTTCGGCCTGGTACTTGAACGATTGCCCACGCCAGCTGTGTTTTTCCAGGATCCGGAACTTGCCGCCGCCTTCAAGCGGCGGGGCGACCACCACGCAGCTGGCATCGTCCCGCGTACGGCTTGGGTCATAGCCGATCCATACAGGGCTGTTTCCAAATGGCCGCGGATCGTCCGCGTCATAGTCGGTCCACAGCGACAGGTCGGAGTAACAGCGCTCCAGATCAGGCAGAGAGAACGCGCTCTGTGTGCTGTCGATAAATTTGCACATGAACAACTGTTCGAACTTGTCTCCGTCGAACTCCAGCTGCAGTTGCTCCAGGTCGAACCGATCGCACCCGCCAGCGATCGCATCCAGGATCGTGATGATCTGGCGCCATTGGCCATCCGGGCATCGGGCACCTGCTGCGATTTCCTTTGCACTCGGCCATGGATCCTTCGCGCTTTTATGTTTGCCATTTCGGAACTTCTCGCCCGACCAGAATGGGTACGCCTGGTGCGACACGGCGCTGGGTGTTGAAAAGTAGGTCTTACGCCACTTTTTATGCGTGGCCATGGCGCTTGCGACGGTGTTGAGTTTTTCGAAGTCGCGGATCCAGAAATACTCGTCAATGTAGACGTGGCCATGGTGTCCCTGGGCCGTACTGCTGTTGGTGCTAAGAAAGCGCAACTCGGCCCAGGGCTTGCCGTCCTTACTCAGCACAATCGGGTTGCCGGTAAGCTCCAGGCCGAACCATTCCTGGGCGAATGCAATGATGTAGCTGCGGAATATCTCGGACTGGGCACGGCTGGCGGACAGGAAAATTTGGTTGTCGCCAGTCAGCACGGCATCCATGAAAGCTTCGCCGGCGAAGTAATAGGTCAGACCCACCTGGCGGCTTTTGAGTATGTTCCGGATCCGACAGGTCAACGGATTCTGTTTGGCCGCAAACAGATCCTTCTGGTAGCCATACATCTTGCTGATGAACTTATCCAGGAAGTCGACTTCGGTGAGGTCTGAAACGTCGTTCTTGACCTTCTTTTCCCGCTTCTTACCGCCTTTTTCGCCTCGGTCGCGACGTTCCCCACGGTGGCCCTTGCGCGCTTCCTGGTGTTCGCTCGGCAAATCCCCGACCGGTACCGGCGCAGGTTTGGCCGATTGCTTCAACAGCCGATCGCGCACGACCGTCAGCCGGTCCAGTTCGTCCAGCTCGCCCTTGGTCAGGGTCGCGGCTTTCTCCAGAATCAGGGTGATCCGCCGGCTGACAGCCGTCAGCGGTTCTTCATCCGAAAGCATCTCGTCCCAACCGCCCTTGGCGATCCAGTAATAGATGATGCGGATGTTCGGCAGCTTGAGTTGTGCCTGTATTTCACGCGGCTTACAGCGGCGCAAATAGAGGCGTTTGGCGGTTTCGCGTAGTTCGGGGGCGTATGGCATGGCCGCAGTCTAAGCGGCGAAAACTGGCAAAACGCGGGGTTAAATTCCGCGAATCTCCTAGATCCTGAAAATAGGAGAAACGCGCAAGTGAACCGTTTGTTTGGGGCCTGGCAGCTCCCTATCGTGGTGGCTCAAACCAACCGACTGAGCGCAGTTAACGCCCATGCCCCGTTCCCTTGTTTCGTTCTGGAAACGTGTCGCCACCAGCGGCATGACAGCTGATGGTCGCGAGATTCTGGCTCAGGACCTGCGCGACATTGCCGAGACCTACAAGGCCTCCTTTTACACCGCAGTTATCTGGTGTGATCACGAACGCTGGCCAGGCTCCCACGGCACCGTGTACGCCGTGCGCTTGGTCGAAGACGGCGACGACCTGCAGCCAGGCGAAGTCGCACTGGAAGCACAACTGAAGCCCAACGACCAGTTGCTGTATCTGAATGATCGTGGGCAAAAACTGTTCTCCAGCATCGAGATCACCCCGAACTTCCGTGGCACCGGTAAAGCGTACCTGACCGGCTTGGGCGTCACCGATGAACCCGCCAGTGTCGGTACCCAAGAACTCTACTTTTCGAACCGCTCCAACAAGACCGCTTATTACGCCGCTTCGGTAGCTATCAGCTCATTCCGTGACACCAATCCCCAGGGTGATATCGGTCGGCTCGCTGCCATGTTCGCGGGCTTGTTCAAGCGCTTCGGTCTCGAAGACTCCCCAGCAACCCCGCAAACCCCAACAGAGAGCAAACCCCCAATGGATGAAGCTACAGCCAAAGCGCTGGCGGCACTGGTCGAACAGTTGTTGCTCGTCACTGCCGGCATTCAAACCCTGATCGAGCCAGCGACTACCGACGTTGAGCCGGAGCAGGAACCCATCGATAACGTGGAAGACTCCGTCCAGGACATTCTCGACCAAGCCGAGAAAGAAGGTGCGTTTTCCCGCCGCCGCAAGACTGGCTCTAACACAACGGCACTGGAAAAAGCGGTAGCCGCCCTGGACAAAAAATTCTCTGCACTGCTGGACGCCCCGAAAGGCCGCGTGATCCCACGCACCACCGGTGCGAGCCACAGCCAAAAGCGGAGAACCTTGTAAATGAGCAAGTCTCTCAGCAGCCACGCCCAGGAGCAGTTTGCTCTCCTGCAGGACGAGATGGCCGAGTCGTACAACGTCCAGGACGTGTCTCGTCAGTTTGCTGTCGAGCCGAGCATTGCCCAGGAGCTGAACGACAAAATCACCGAAAAATCCGACTTTCTGAGTCGCATCAACATCGTGCCTGTCGGTGAAATCAAAGGCCAAAAGGTGATGATCGGCGTCACCGGCCCAGTGTCCAGCCGCACCAACACCAAAACCACCGACCGCGAAGCCAAGGACTTTAGCGACCTGACCGGCCTGGACTATGAGCTGTTCCACACCGAATCCGACGTGGGCCTGTCATTCGCCAAGATCGACAGCTGGGCCAAGTTTCCAGACTTTGCCGATCGCTACAGCGCGGCGGTGCAACGTCAGATCGCCCTAGATCGCATCATGATCGGCTGGCACGGCACCCACGCGGCGCCACAGACCGATATCACCGCAAACCCAATGCTGCAGGACGTGAACAAGGGCTGGTTGCAAATTGCCCGTGACCAGATCCCGGCACAGGTTCTCAAGGAAGGCAAAACCGCCGGTAAGATCACCCTCGGCGCCGGCGGCGACTACGCCAACCTTGATGCCCTGGTGCATGACGTCAAGCAGATGATTGATCCGGTGTTCCGTGACGCGGGCGACCTGATCGCAATCATCGGTAGCGACCTGCTGGCCAACGACAAGGGCAAGCTGTACGCCAAGCAGGGCGACACCCCCACCGAGAAAGAACGCATTGAGGGCGCCCAGGTCATCGCGACCTATGGCGGTCTGCCGTCCTTCTTGATCCCGCACTTTCCAGCCACCGGCGTGGTGGTCACCAGTTGGGACAACCTGTCGCTGTACTTCCAGGACAGCAGCTGGCGCCGTCACCTGATCGAGAACCCGAAACGCTCCCGAGTCGAAGATTACAACGGTCGCAATGAAGGCTACGTGATCGAACAGCTGGAGAAATTCGCGGCGATCGAAGCCGGCAACCTGGAGCTGATCTGATGAGCATCGCCTTAGCCCACAAGCGGCGTGTTCTCGCACAAGGCCCAACGGCTGAGGCGACGGTCACGCACTACAGCTCCACCACAGCCCTGGCAAGCCCAGCGAATGCCCAAAAGCATCTCAAGCTGATGGAAGTAGCAATGGCCCAGGACTTGGAACGCCTGAGCAGTATCAAGAGCCTGGACACTCGTCAGCAGCTCAAGCGGGACGAGCTACTGCCCAAGTACATGGATTACGTGGAGCGCTACCGCGATTCCGGCCTGAACCACGCGAACCCAGTGTTAACCCAAGTCGTGGTTTGGCTGTTCGACACGCTCCAGTTCGAACTTGGCCTGGAGGTGGCGCAATTCGCAATGGCTCAAAACCAGCAGATGCCGCCGCGCTTCAAACGGCGTGACGTGCAGACCTTCGTCGCGGATGCGGTGATCGACTGGGCCGAGGCCGAACACAAGGCCAAGCGCAGCCCCGAACCCTACGTCAGTGCCTTGCTGCCCTTCGTGGATGGCGAGTGGGATCTGTTCGAAGGCATCACGGCGCGTTACCACAAAGTCATTGGGATCCAGGCGATGGAGGTCCAAGACTGGGCCAAGGCCATCGAACACTTTGACCGTGCAGTGGAGCTGTACCCGGAAATCGGCGTAGGGACACGTCTGGCCGGCTCCAAAAGGGCGCTGGAAAAACAGAACAAAGAATCGGCCACTCCGGCCACCGAATAACCGACTACCCCCCCTGCAGGGAACTGTGGAAGTGAGACGACCATTTATGGCCCGCCCCACTGCAAACAGTTTTCCTGCCCTATTCGAGTGCCCAGCAATGAGCTTTTCCGGAAGACCCACCACCTTTGTGGAGCGGCAGATTGAGAATGACGGCTTTTGGCCGAACCTCTCCCTGTCCGAATTCCAAAAGGAATATCGCCTGCCGGCGGAGTACCTGGTGGAGCTGCTGGGCGCTGACATGGCCATGGCCATGATCGAGGTTAATTCCGATCTGGCCCGCGTAAAGGCCACCCTACAGGCTGTTGGAATATCCAACCTAGAGTCGGCAGCCGGGGTTACTACCCCTACCGAATGGGCCTACTCCCACAAAGTCATGCTCTATAAGCGTGCTGTTTACAGCCGCACAAAGGGCAATTCGTTACCCCAGTTCGCTACCGTGACGCGCCGGGAGAGTGCCGAAAATACAGGCAAGGAAGCACCCGAGCGCCGCGAAACTTTTTTGGAATTCAGCCAGCAAGCCGTCCGTGCCCTGCAGGGCCGTGGGCGCATTACGGCGGTGTTGCTGTGATCCAGCTGCAGGCGCTGACCGCCTACCTCATGGCCCGCAACCTGGTCGCCCCGGAGCAGTTCGACAGCTGGACCGAACAGGTCAGCCTGGAGCTTATCTGGAAGCCCGACCGCGACGGCCTGCACATGAGTGACATGCGATATCGCGCGGTGTTCTCCCTGGAGCGTTTCACCGGCCACCCGGCCAGACTGATGGCCCTGGTCGGCAGCTGGCTGGAAACACACGATCCCGATCGGCACCGCCACGACCTGCCGGCGCCATTGTTCGCCGTCGAGCCCCTGGACCAGGACAGCTTCGACGTGGAGCTGTCCCTGGAGTTCATCGAGCCGCAATACCTGGCCCAGGATCCCGCCGGCGAGATCGAGGCCTTCAACAAGACCTGGGCCTTTGTCCCGTTCGATCTGTGGACCGCTGAACAGGGCGAGGTGGGCAGTCATGACCGATAGCCCGCTCGACCTCGATGTCAGGGGTTTGCTCAACGTCGATGCCCAGTTGGCGTTGCTTGATCTGTCGCCCCAGTTGCGCCGGCGGCTGTTGAACAACGTGACCAAGCGCGTGCGCTCGATGAGCCGCAAGCGGGTACGTGAGCAAAAGAACCTGGACGGCAGCCCCTTCGCCGAGCGCAAGGGTTCTGCCAAGGGCAAAAAGAAGATGGAAGCCGGCCTGGCCAAGCTGCTGCAGGTCACCCGTGTCAGTTCCGATGAAGCCGAGCTGGGTTGGAAAAACGCGCTCACCCGGTGGGTCGCTTCCCAGCAGCACAACGGCGTCAGCGAGCGGCGCACCGCTGCCCAGATGAGGCGCTGGAACAAAGTCCCGCCGGGAATCGCCTGCACCGACAAACAAGCCAAGCGCTTAC